AAACTCATATATGCTTGATTTGATTGAATCTAATAATATAAATAATCTTACCAAAACTCTTGGGGGCTTAGATGCCGGTTTTAGAGGTTTGCTGTTGGGTAGGGAAGGTAACAGAGTCCTTACTGAGTTAGGACATCACATTGATGAACTTAATCATCTCGGCGTACAAAAACTATTATCAAATCAAGTTACTTATAGATCAATTATTGGTGATTTAGCAGGTTCTACAAGTTCTGCTGATATAGCGACAGTAAGGAAAATGATAGATGCGGGCGGGGGTTTTGATTCCCCTTTAGGCAAAAACATTCGTACTGGTATTCTGGAACACGTTTATGAGTCGGCTTTAGTAGATGAAGCTGGTACGCAATTATTAAACAAAACTATATTACATTCTATTATAAAGAGTTATAAACAGACGGGTGCGTATAACCTCTTACCAAGAAAAGATTGGGCAACTCTTTTAGATTTATCGGTAGTTGAAAGTGTCTACACTGCTGGTTCTGATGCGGGTACTAGCCTATTAGGTGCAGAAGTCGCAAGTAAGATGGGTCATGTAGCAACTGCTCTTACTAATCCAAAACTTTGGGCTGATGTATTAAAAGCAAAAGGCTGGGGTAGAGTATTGATAAGCGGGCCTGGAAGGAGATTTCTTGTTGGTGATGGAACCACACGAGTAGGTGTACTAAAGAAACTTGCAGTCATCAACAGCATCATTGCAAAAGCAATTATGGAAGATAAAGAAATAGCCGGTGATATAGAACGATATGTACAAGAACATGGATCATGATGAAAAAATTATTACTGGTAACCCTGCTTGCTCTCACACCTTTAGTTAATGCTGGGCCACCGGAAGGGATGGAGCGTCAGATGATTCAATTCCCGGCAGTGTGTTTACCTGCGACAGTGGAGAAAAATCATTTTGCTGTTCTCATGGACGCATTGATTAAGGACTATGGTGTTCACATATCTATGACGTTTAGCGCGACTCCTGACCAGAGCAAGTGGGTCGCAATCATTGAGAACCCACACAGTGGATTGGTTGGTGTGTTAATGGTTTCTAACGATCAAACCTGTATTGCTTTCTCAGGTGAGGATCGACAGGTTTTTGTCAGGCCACTGGATCATCCAATTGGAAAGATGAATGAGGACACAGAAACATGAGCGAGGTATCTGACGTGGAACTGGGGAAGTTAATTCAACAGATATCCACGTTGGAAGTCATGGTAAAGGAACAGAACGTAAGGTTAGATAAGTTAGATCAACAATTAGAAAGAACTAGGGGTATTGGTATAGGTATAGTGTTAGCTACAGTAGGCTTATCCGGTGTCGGTGCATCACTATTTACTAGATGGTTAGGAAATTGAATATAGACAGCAGGGTATTAACGGTATTACTATTTTTAATAGTCCAAAGTGCTGCTGGAATATGGTGGGCAAGTAACCTATCCAGTGAGGTGGAGAGGCTTGCTGGTATTCAAGGTCTAGCTATCCCTACTCTTGAGGCTGAAGCCCGGAAGTGTGGCATAGCTATACATAACAATGAGGCTGCTATCAAAGAACTACAGGAACACGATAAAGCTATATCTGGATTAGATGTTCTTGAATTTAAGATAGATGAATTAAGAAAAGAAATCTCATCCTTACGAGAAGTTGATCGAGAGATTATGACCCAACACGAAAAGATTTTCGATTGGATGGCAGGTCAGAGTACGATGCAACAGAAGGGGGTTAATCCATATAGCCAGTGAATCATTTATACGATGTTCAGATGACTTGGTGGACTCATGCCATAGGCGCATGGAAAATGGGATTGAAGTTGTTTCTTTTGTCGTTGACTGCTTTGGTACATGGATTGTTACCCTTTACTTTTTCATCAACAACATCTGATGGTATTAAGAAGATAGCGGATGACCTGGATCAGGGAAACAATACATAATTTTAGTTGTGTATTCTGTAATAGCCATTGGTCAATAGCTTTAGATCATGGGGCAGAACACGTTTTAATAAACAAGGAACTACACTGTCCGTGGTGTGGGAACAAACATATATACATAAAAGATGACGACTTTAGATGACCATTACAGAATCAGCACAAAGAAAGGTAGATCAGACCCTAAATGGCGAAGGATTCTTAGGCGTACACTTAGAAGGTGGGGGTTGCTCCGGTTATCAAATCAAACTGACACCGCAGACAGACATACCTCAAGACGCAGAGATGCTGTCAGAAACGATCTTCTCAGATGCCACCTCTTTGGAATTATTAGGTGATGCTACGATGGACTGGGTAGACGATCCATTTAGACCGACCTTTCACTTTACCCCGCCTTCAGGAGCAACATCCTGTGGGTGTGGCAATAGCTTCACACTATAGGAGATATCATGGAAAAATGGAAAGCATTAAGCGGTGGAAAGAAAAGGCTATGGGTAGCCGTAGGCATCCTAGTAGTCGTAGCGGTCGTAGGCTGGGTTACTGGCTGGTGGTCATCGCCACCTGCTGTATAGCACTAGGATGCACGACACTAAAGAAAGCAGGGATTACCTCGATAGCAGCGGGGGGCGGTGCGCTTGCGGGGACTGTATTGAGTTCGGGTGCGATTGCGCCGATACTGGGAGCCACGACAACTGCCTTTGTGGCAGATGTGGTGACGGAAGCGATTCCAATTGGAGTGAAAGAAAAGGAAACTATGAGTAATTGCGCCCCGGATAATTTCTGGTCTTTGTTAGGTTCTTTAGTTGAGATGGGAGGATGGTTATTAATACTGATAATACTAGTGCCGATGATACTGGGATGGATACTTCCTGGGCCGCTAGAGAAAAAACAGGGCAAAAAAAGTTAGTTATCGTAGAATGGCAAGACATCATATCAGATGATGGGTGGTTGATGGCAGAAGATTGTCGTCTTCCAACATTCTATTCTGTTGGCTGGTTGGAATATAAAGACGATAAGGTGGTGAAAATAGCTAATACCCTAGACTTTGATGACGCTCTTGAAGAACACAAAAAGAAAGAAAAGCCTATAGGCTACGCAGTTACCTGTTTCCCTACTGGTTGTGTTGTATCTATAACACTCGTATCATTGGGGCCGAATATAGATCGACGGATGGAAACCCCGCAAGGGCCGATTCCGGACGGGAGTGAGATTCTCCCCGGCTCCACCACTTCGGGAACCGGATAACATCCAAGGGATAACACCTTGAAAATACTGGTTATTCCAGATACACAATGTCGCCCCGGTGTGCGTACCGATCATATGACATGGATTGGTCGCTGTGCTGTTGATCTAAAGCCGGATTTAATTGTACATTTGGGCGACCATTTTGATATGCCTTCACTCAATACGTGGTCTAAATCCATTGAGGTGGAAGGTAGGCGGGTGATGGAAGACCTGGAATCAGGGAAGAAATCACTTGCTAAACTACTCGCTCCTATAGATGACTACAACAGGGGCAAAAAAAAGAAGTTCCTACCCGGAAAGCATTTTATAATGGGCAACCATGAAGAAAGGCTATTCCGATATATCAGAGAAAACCCTTGCCTTGAGGGTGTATTCTCTGAACAATCTTTCGGTTTGGACGATTGGATCGTCCATAAATTCCTAGAAACATTCCAAATCAAGGGAGTATGGTTCTCCCATTATTTCGTAAATCCTAATTCCAGTAGACCCTGGGCAGGTACGGCTCATTCCAAATTGAAAAATATTGGTTTATCCTTTGTCATGGGCCATCAGCAGGGTTTAGACTTAGCAGTACGGGCATTGCCTAATGGTAAGCAGCAACGTGGTTTGGTTGCTGGGAGTTGTTACTTACACAGGGAGAATTATCGTACCCCGCAAGGCAAAGAGAGTTTCCAGGGCATCATCATATTGAACGATGTCAGGGATTCTACCTATGACCTTATGGAATTATCCTTACGATACCTGAAGAGGAAGTTCGGATGACAGCCGGTAAACAACTTTACCAATCGGACAGATTTGAAGAAGACCCCGACAAGCGGGTAAATTTCTGCCCGATATCTATCGAACTGGAGAAAGAAGAAATGCTGACGATACCTACTGCCCAAAAAATGATCCTAGATGCTAACACCCAAAAAGAGCTTTCATCAGTCTTAGCACAGATCGCTAGAAAGATGGCAGGGGTATGTTCAGATAGTCCAGAAACTTATGACAAACTTATCGAGGTTGAGCAAAAAGCCAGTAAGGAGCATTAATGCCGGAAGAGGTTGAGAAGAAACTAAGAAGAGAAGCTAGAAAAAGAAAGATAAAAGACAAAGAAGCATATATTTACGGTACTCTGCGTAAGTTAGGGTGGAAGCCAAAAAAGAAAAACAAAAAAGGCAAGAAACGAAAGCGGAGGTAGGGTACTCATCTATATCATATATTTCCCGTAAACTTCCAATCTTTATGCCCGTATACTCCATCACTTAAATAAACCCCTTGTGGAGTATCGTATCCTGGCAGATCGGAATACCACGGCTCTTCGCTTACACCTGAGATATA